CTCCTGCTATTCCTGCTTCACTACGTTTTTGTTTCTTATCGCCCCATTTTAACAAGTCACGTTTTAAACTTTGTTTAATTGGTTCAAATGCAATTTCCGTTATTAAGTCTTCGCATTCTGGGTTTAAATCATTTACATACTTTAAAATATGTTTAAACAATTTTCCCGCTTGTTCGTCTGTTAATTTTTCTATTGTATGTATTATGTCACTATACAATATAAACCCTTTTTTTTCTTCTGCCATACTAATTTTTTTAAAATAAAAAAGCCCCATATCTCCGCAGGACTCGACTTCTGCTTCAATACAAGGCTAATAATTTCCTTCTTGGATTTATGGTGTCGAGCCAATCCGTTTACAAATTTAATAATTAATTTTAAATAACACGAATTAATAAAATTTATTTCTTATTCTCAACTGAATTTTACGCAAGTCTTTTAAGTTCTTTGCTTCTTTTATTTCTTTACGTAAGTCAAGTTCTGGACGTTCTAAACTCAAAAGAAGTTTATAATACTCTATGTCGTGTAAAAATAACTTGTCGTTTGTCTCAACTAAATTTTTGTAAGTATTTAAACCGTGTAATATTGTAGCGTGGTTCATATTAAACAGGTTTGCAATTCCTTTAAGTGTGTGTCCGTCTTCTCGCAGCTTCCTAAACAAATAAATTCTTCGGTGTACTATTTCACGTTTTCGGTTTTTATGTGCAAGTCCGTCTTGTTCTATTATTTCTTTTATTAGTTCTATCATTTTTCTATTTGTTTAATTTCAATTATAATATCGTCATTCTTTTGTATTAAGTTTTTAACGTGCTGAAAGTCGTAAGCTTCAACTATTCGTGTTTCTAACTTAACAGGTGCGCCAACATACGCCCAAGTTTTAAATGTTGCTTTAAATCGTTTCATAGGTTTATATTTTATTTGTTCGTTTTTTTTAATTCTGCAAACTTCAAGGTATAACCCCAAGTCAAATGTTCCGCGCCATTGTCGCTGCCACCAATCTAATTGGTCGTAAATTGTTCCAGCTTTCATAGTTCGTGGTAAAAATTATAGTTAGATTCATCGTTACTCGTTTTCCATTCCCAAAAGTTATAGTGCTGAAGGTCGCTGTTTATTGCTTCTTGCATTTCTAAACGTACATCTTCTAAAATACGAATATTAATAATATGCGGTTGTAAATGGTCGTCAGTTTCAATAATCCACTTTTCCGAAACATCAACGTCAAGTTCAATAAATGCAAACTCTGAAACTTCGTCGTAGTCTTTAAATTCCCAAGTCCCAAATATTTGGTATTGCCAACCTAAAAACTCGTAGTTTAAAATCCATTCTCTATGGTGAATTTCTAATGTTCTATTTTCCATCTTACAGCGCTTTAAAATACATTAAACAATAGAACATACCACCGAACACTATAAAAGCCGTTAGAGTGCTTAAAAAGTGCTTTAAAAACAATTTGTGTTCTTCGGTTGTTGGTGTAAAGTAATTAATTAAATTTTTCATAGTGTTATTTTTTAAATTGGTTAAATAAATTTTCTACTTCCTGCAATTGTTCATCGTCTAAAAATGTACATAAGGTTTGAATAATTAAATGCAGTTGATTTGTGTTTAGTTTGTTTTCTTGTTGTTGTGTTTCCAAGAAATCAATTACTTTGTTAAATTCTGTTTTCATAGTTTTTAAATTGTTTCGTTAATAATTATATGCAAATATAAATACTATTTTAATAAATACAATACTTTTTAACAATTATTTTTAATTTATTTTTAATTATTTTTTAAAACCCTTGTGTTTATTACGTTTTCTGAATAGAAAAAAGTGTAATTTATATTCATTCTAAATAAGTAAAACATATAATTAAGGTGAATTTTACTTAATATCGTACTATTATAAAGGTAAAACCCTTAAAATTTTAATTGTTATTAGGGTTATAACCTTAAAAAGTCAAGTTTATGATGCAAAATACTTGACAAAAAAAAACAGCTACGTGCTGGGGAGCTTATAACTGTTTTCTTTTTATTAACTATGAATTGCAAATATATTAAAAAATATGTGTTAATCGTGCAATTTGTCCAAATTCTTTGTGATGTATGTAACCTTCAACCGCTTTTGGAACGCCTGTATATCCGTTTTTATGATGCCAACTATCTGAACCTGAAGGACTGCGTAACGTTTCAAACGTGCAACCCACGAAGTCTTTACTTTGCTTATGATGTATATGATGCGAATAAATATACCTGTGCTTTGTTTCGCTCCAAAGTATTGGAAACTCCGTTGCAAGTAATAAAGGTAAGTGTTCGATTTTTGCTCCGTCACCGTGTGTAGTGCCTATTAAGTTGTTTCCGTACTTAAATGCTTTTCTGTGTAGCAAATTAACATTAAATTTGATTGTACTATTAGCAAAGTGCGCTTCAATAAGTTGCATTAAAAAAAAGCCGTGCGTTAAATCGTGATTACTCGGATTGTAAACCACTTCGACGTCTGCAAAACTTAATAACTTTTCTAACAAATCAATGTACAGGTTCTTCGCCATTATAAAATTGTCGTACCACATTCCGTCTGTGTCTTGTGGTGTTCCTGCTGTAGTTGTTCGTCTGGTGTTGTCGGTGTGTAAAATGTCGTTTCCTGCAACAAATAATACTTTGTCTATATTAAATCCTTTTGCTTTGTCTAAAATGCCTTGCATTCCGTCTTTTGCACGTTTAACGGCTATCTGTGAATTATAGTCTTCGCCTGTTTCAAATGCTGTTGCAAGTTTTCCAATATGCAAGTCTGCAATATCTATAACAAGTAAATGCGTGTCTTCGCTTTTTATTGTTTCTATTGCGTGGTATTTCGGAGCGTATAACTTTACTTCTTTTATACATTCGTCTTTTATTCTTTGTATTTCGTTTAGTTCTTCAGCTTTAAAGTTTGGGTTCTTAAAGAACAAAGAAGCTTGTTTTGTTTTTAACCATCCGTGTTTTACGTCCGTATCATCTACTCCAGCTTCGTCTGTTGCGTTTTTTATTCCGCGATACTGCATAAGTATTTCAATTTCGTCCTGTTTAAGTCGAAACCTTGCGCTGTTATTTTTCATAAAAAATTTAGATTAATGATTTTTTTGCGTACTTCCATAACCACGAAAGTAGTAAACCTATTCCAACTCCAACAAATAATAAATTTAAATTACCTTTTGGACGGTTGCTTTTTGCTTCAGACTTTGCCTTTTGACCTTCAGATTTTGCTTTTGCTTTTTCTACTATCCTATCTTTGTAAATAGTCTTTAGTTGAATTTTATATTTGTATTTTATCTCGGTTCTAACTTGCCATTTGGGTTTAGGAATATAAATATTTTTGTAAACTATAACAGTGTCTTTGGTAGTAAAAAATTTTTCCCAAACTATTGTGTCGTTTACTATGTACGGAATACTATCTAAAGTAGTAATACGAATTGTGTCGCTCGTGTTTTCGCACTTGTAACCTTTTTTTATTGCTTTGTTCAGGTGATATTGTGCCGAACACGAATAAAGAAAAAGACTAATAAGAAGAATATTTAGTTTTGCCATTTTGCTTGTATGCTTTTAAAACTTGTTTTCTGTTTCTACCTTTTTTAAAACTAACGTGAACCCATTGCGGGTTTTCATCGTTTCCGAACTCCCAAATTAATTGGTCAAAGTCTAATTTGTCTTTTATAAAATGAAACCCTTTAGCGCCTATTTTAATATCCATTGCTTCGCCTTTTGTATGTTGGCTTGATAAACTCCCTTTTATCATTTTATTCAATTGTGGTGAACGGTAACCAGAACTAATTTTAATCGGTGTGTTTAAGTAAATTCTTAACGGTTCAAACACGTTTTCACACAAAAGTTTTGCGCTTTCAATTTGTGACAAACTCATTTTATTATTTATTCCGTGCGTGGTTGCAGTAGGTGAATTTTCAAACTCTGCAAGTGTAACGTGTGCGCTTAAATTCATTTTAGTTTATTTATGTCGTTTTTAATATCAATAGCACGTGTAAAAAGAAGTTTAGCTGACTGCCATAAATTTACTCCTTTTACTATGCGCCAATTTTCTGCAATTGATTGAATTTCGATACTTGCTAAAATTAACGCTAAAACTTTTGTAAGCATTAATGGAACGGAAAAGAATTGTAAAATTATTTGGTTAAGAATAAAATAATCTATTAAATAAAAAAGTATAACCGTCAACTCGTATAA